AGAACCACCTAGACAAACACAACATCAGTTGCGAAGTGATCAATGGTTCGGTGTCGGTCAACAAGCGGGCTGAGATCGTGAAGATGTTTCAAGAGAACGAGTCGCCACGAGTGCTAATTATCCAACCGCAAGCAGCCTCTCACGGGCTGACACTAACAGCCGCTAACACAATTATTTGGTACGCCCCATGCTCTAGTGTGGAGACGTATCTTCAGGCTAACGCACGTATTGACCGTCCCGGTCAGGTCAACAACATGACCATCGTGCATATCTCTGGCTCGCCAATCGAAGCCAAAATGTACGCGCTTCTACGTAACAACGTAGACAATCATCAGCGTGTGATCGATCTTTACCGTCAAGAAATTTCTGACAAGACCGTAGAAACCGCTTGACAATGTAAAGAGTCTTGGTAAGATAGACCCCCCGTAACAAAGTTAGGAGATTAGGATGGACGAAGAAGTTCAGGGTGACGCGCCAGTTGCGCCAAACCTAGACAAGATGGCAGAGGTGTACATCAAGATACGAGATGCCAAAGACTCGCTCACAAACAAGTACAAAGCAGAGTACGCTGTGCTTGACGCGCAGATGGATGTAGTCGAAGCCGAGATGCTTGATATATGCAGGGTAATGAACGCTAACGGTTTCAAGACTCCGCACGGCACGGTCATTCGTTCAGTTAAGTCTAAGTACTGGACGAACGATTGGGATTCGATGTATCAGTTCATTAAGGAACACAGTGCTTTCGGCCTGTTGGAGAAGAGGCTTCATCAAACCAACATGAAGGAGTTCCTCTCCGAAAACCCAGATTCATTCCCGATGGGTATGAACGTAGAAAATTCTTACACCATTGTTGTTAGACGCGCAAAAGGAAACTGAAATGAGCAACATCACTATTTTGAATCAAGAACTCCCCGACTTCCTCCAGAACGCTGGTGTCAGCGAACTGACAAAGCAGATTGCTGGTAAGGGCGGCGTCAAGCGCATCGTCCCCAAGAACGGCATCTTCCGCAAGATGGTCGGCGGCGAAGAGATGGGCAAGGTCAAGGGCAGCATCAACGTGGTTATCGTTAACGCCTCGCCTAAGGTCGGTCGCATCTTCTACGCTAAGCAGTGGACACCCGATGCGGAGCCAACGTCGCCAGACTGCTTCTCCAACGACGGTAATGTTCCTGATGCTGGCGCTACCAGCCCTCAGTCTGAACGCTGCGATGTCTGCCCGCAGAACGTCAAGGGCTCTGGCATGGCCAACTCCAAGGCTTGCCGCTACTCTCGCCGACTGGCTGTGATGTTGGAGGAGAACTTCAACACCGCACTTGAGAACGAGGTGTACCAGATGAACTTGGCTTCCAAGTCATTGTTCGGCGATAGCCCTTCCGACAGGACGCACATGTTCGAGAACTACTCGAAGTACCTTGCCAACAACGGCAAGAGCTTGGACTACGTGGTTACGGAGATCAGCTTCAATGAAGACAACGACAACCAGTCGGTTATGTTCACCGCCACTAGGTTCATCAACAAGGCAGAGCACACCATCACCAGCAAGCACTCTGCACTCCCAGAGACGAAGAAGATGGTGACTATGACCCCCTACCAAGCGGATATGTCTGGTAGGAATCAGGTGGCAGCGCCCGCTCTGGCTGCGCCAAAGAGCAAAGACATCGAGGATGCCGTAGAAGTCGAGCCCAAGAAGCGCGAAATCAAGAAGGTCGAGACGCCTGTACCTACTACCAAAGCCGCTTTGGACTCGGTGGTTAAGGCTTGGACGGACGAGGAATAAGCATGAGCTATGGTTACAGCCAGAACTTAGTTAAAGCTAATAGGCAAGCAGATGCTAAGTCTCTGGGCGTAGCCTTGGGCAGAACGTGCATTGATCGCGGTATCTCCGTCAAACAAGTCGCCCTTGAGTTAGGGGTGAGTCGAATGACGGTTTACAACTGGTTTTGGGGGCTAAACACCCCCACCCCACCCCACCATGACCGCATCAAGCAATTCATAGAGTGCCACAAGAAACGCAAATAATATGTCCACATTCGATCTGCTCGACGCCGTACTACCCCCCGAGGGGCGGTTCTGTGCAATAGGGATAGGTCGATACGTAGATCAGCACTTTGTAAAAACTAGGGAAGAGGTCACCAAGTTAGCCGAGCGGTTCGTTAAAGGGAAGTTCGATGCGTTCTTCGGATGCGCAAAGTATGGGCTTCTCAATAATAGAGAACACAGAAACGCTATCTATTTCCGAGCCCTATGGGTGGACATCGACTGCGGGCCAAGCAAGGCCGAGCCAGACGAGAAGGGTAGGATCAAAGGCTATGTCGATCAGCCCACTGGACTCGCTGAACTCCAGAAGTTTTGCAAAGCGGTAGGTCTACCGCGCCCTATATTGGTAAGCTCCGGTTACGGAATACACGCTTACTGGCTATTAGAAAACACGATTGAGCAATGGCAATGGAAGCCCCTTGCCGAGCGGCTCCGGGAACTGTGCAACGAGCACCAACTGATTGTTGATGCTTCGGTATTTGAGCCCTCGCGTGTGCTACGTATCCCCGGTACGTTCAACTTCAAAAAAGAGGAACCACAAGAAGTAGTAGTTCTGAACGAGGTGTCTACGCGCATGAGTTATGCGCAGATTCAAGGCATCCTCGGGTCATCAGACCCTAAGCCAGTAGAGGAAAGACCAGCCTTCATCCCGGCGATGAGCCCGATGATGGAAGCGTTGATGGGTAACAAGATCAAACGCTTCAAGACCATCATGATGAAGTCGGCTAACGGAGTCGGCTGCAACCAACTGCTGTATTGCTTTGAGAACCAAGCAGCGATTGAAGAACCTCTCTGGCGTTCGGCACTGTCTATCACCGCCTTCTGTGTAGATAAGGACTCGGCGTCTCACAAGATGTCCAACCAGCACCCTGAGTATGACGCAGGGGAGGTAGACGGGAAGATAGCGCAGTTAGTAGCGAAGGGTGGGCCCCACCACTGCACTACGTTTGAAAAACAGAACCCTTCGGGGTGCGACAACTGCTCACACAAAGGGAACATCAAGTCCCCGATCATGCTCGGCATAGAGATAGATGTAGCCGAGGGAGACGACAACGAAGTAGAGATAGAGACTGAGGAAGGGACTCAGACAGTAATCATTCCAGAGTACCCGTTTCCTTTCTTCAGGGGCAAGAAAGGCGGCATATACATAAAGCCGGGGGCTGATGATGAGGAGTCTGATCCTAAGCTCGTATACGAGCATGACCTGTATGTGGTCAAACGGATGAGGGACCCGGAGATGGGTGAAGTTGCGCTGTTTAGACTGCACTTACCCCATGATGGCGTCAAAGAATTTGCAATATCTACCGCTGCTATTTCCTCCAAGGATGAGTTGCGCAAGATGCTGGCGCAGCAAGGCGTAGTGGCGCATCAGAAGCAGTACGAGAGCTTAGCCGCCTTCGTAGTTATGTGCATCAAGAACCTGCAGTATGAGAAGAAAGCCGACACTATGAGAACACAATTTGGATGGACAGAAAACGACAGCAAGTTTATCTTGGGGGACAAAGAGATCACCAAGGACGGTGTTTTCTACAGCCCACCTACGCTAGCCACCGAGCCGTTTGCGCAGAAGATTCATGCTAAGGGGGACTTCGATAAGTGGAAGGAAGTCTTCAACATGTATGGGTTGCCGGGGATGGAGGCTCAAGCCTTCGGTGCGCTCACTGCCTTTGGCTCACCGCTGTTCAAGTTCACGGGGCTGGATGGTGCGGCTATAAATTTGATCTACGAGTTTGCTGGCTCTGGCAAGTCTACGGTTCTGCGCATGGCTAACAGCGTGTATGGGATGCCTAAGGAGCTAATGGCTACCGCAGCAGACACACTGAACGCCAAGATGCAGCAGTTGGGGGTGCTGAACAACATCACCAATACGATTGACGAGATCACCAATATGAAGGGGCTGGAGTTCTCCGACATGATCTACGCAATATCACAGGGCCGTGGCAAGAACCGCATGCGCGGGTCTGTGAACCAGATGCGGGTCAACAACACCAAATGGCAGAACATGAGCTTGTGCTCATCCAACGCCAGCTTTTACGAGAAACTCGGCTCAGTAAAGAACTCGCCTGATGGAGAATCAGTCCGTCTGATCGAGTACCGAATCGAACCCAGCGATATCATCAGTGTGGCACGTGGCAAAGAGTTGTTCGATCACCAACTAAACGATAACTACGGTCATGCGGGGCCCATCTACATACAGTGGCTGGTGAACAATCTGGAAGAGGCTAAGCAGTTGGTTGCTAAAGTACAGGCTAGGCTTGACCATGACCTTCAACTAACTTCTCGGGAGCGGTTCTGGTCTGCTTCGGTGGCTTGCAACATCGCTGGTGGGCTTATCGCCAAGGGGTTAGGGCTCCATAACATTGATATGAAGGCTGTATACGCATGGGCGCTAACTATGGTCAAAGGCATCCGCAACGACGTTAAACCCCCACAGTCGAGCCCAGTAGCCACCCTCGGAGAGTTCATCAACGCGCACATCAACAACACGCTTGTTGTCAGCGGCAGTGTGGATTCAAGAAGCGGAATGAGTGCTATGCCGACGCTGGAGCCACGTGGGGAGCTACTGATTCGCTACGAACCAGATACCAAGGCGCTTTACGTCGCAGCCAAGCAGTTCAAGGAGTACTGCGTAGATCAGCAGACCAACTACAGCAAGCTCCTGCAAGAGCTAACCAACCTCGGGGTCTACGTAGAGGG